CCCTGATACTCGTCCTGGGATAAAGAATGATTTCTTTTGGCTACCCCAATATGCTTTTTCAATTCCGATAGCAATCTTATCTTCTTCGTAGAGTGCTTGTTCAAATACTGCTTGTGCTTCTTGTACACGGAAGTCAACTGTTGCTGATAGCACGTTTTCGCCGCGGCGACCTGTACGAATGTTTGTTCCTGATTCGCCACCGAACTCTGCAGGGATAGCACCTTCAAGACGCTCTTGGCGTTCGAGACGGTCAAGTGCTGTGTCAGTTTTGTAGCCAGGGTTGGTTTGTAGTTGTTGGATGTCGCCACCTTTTACTACACCAAGTTGTCCTGTTTTGCCGTCAGCCAGTTGGATGATTTCAGGGTTTTCGCCTGGGCGTGATACGAGGTATTCGTCTGGGAAGATGCCGCGTTCGATAGCGATTTCGGTGAGTGCTTGTAAGCGTGCGCGGGTGAAGTACATTCCGAGGATGCCGTCGTATTGTCCGCGTGGCTGGTCAAGTGTGATGCGTGATGGAACTACGGCAAGTGGCATGCCTGTGCGGTTCGGGATGCGTTCTAGTTCTACGGTTTCTAAACCTGCGCGTTCTGGTGGTGTGAGTCCTTCAGCGAGTGGGGCTCCCATAACGGCGATAACGATTTCTTGGTCGTCGACATATTCGAGGATGGTGAATTTGGTGTCGAAGGTGACTTTGCCCATTCGGAGTTTTCCGATGACTTGTTCACCGTAATAGTCGATTAGCCATTGTGCGGTTTTGGTGTAGGTGAAGATGCAGTCGTCTGGGACTAGGTTGTCTGGGTCTTCGGATGGTGCAGCGTAGGTGTCTAGTGGGTTGCGTACTGCCCATGTTGGTTGTAGTTTGCGGAAGTCTGGGCGCAGCATTACTGGGCTTGATGAGTATGCGAGGAAGTGGCGTGCGCGGCGGCGCATCTTTAGGTTCATCTTGTTGTGGTCCCAATAGGAGAGAACTACTTTTTTGCGTAGTCGTGCCATTTCTTGGGAGTCAAGGTTGCCTTGTTTTACTGGCGGGAAAAATGGCATCGGCATTGTTGATGCGATACGCATCGATGTTTGGTCCAAGCCTTGGATGAGGAGGTTTGCTACGTTTGTGCGTGCGTTGCGGTCTAGTTCTGAGAGCGGGATTACTACGTCGCCGTTTGCTAGGTCGCGTACTTCGCGCATGCGACGCAGGACTGGTCCTTGTGCTTCGCGTCGTGCGTTGTAAAGTTCGACAATTTGTTCGACGGATAGCACTTAGAGTAAACTCCTTGGTTTTTTGATGACTAACGCAACTGTACTATATTAGCCTTGTAGTAGCCAAGATGGTCGCCATTGTCGTGGTGGTAGTTTGACTCCGCTTACGTTTGGGAAGTGTAGTTCTGCGAACCAGTTTGCCATTACTAGGTCGGTGCCGTTCTTTTTGTCTGGTGTCCATTTGGTGAGTTCGTCTACGAGTGCGAGTGTTTTCCAGTTGCCTCGCATTGATGGGAGTCGGACTGCGCCTGCACGGTAGAGAGGTGGGAGTAGTGCTTCGATACCGAGTTTTTCGTCAAATTTGTTTCGGTGTGTGGTGTGCGGGATGATGTTGACCATTTGACGGGTTTGCCATTTGCGAACAAAGTCGTGGGCTAACAGGAATCGTTGTGCAGCGTTGACTTCTACCACGATATGTGATACAGGGTAGCCGTATGCGAAGGCACGGTTAGTCCAGTCTTCTAGTAACCCTGAATATGTTTGTGATGTCGTGTCATATCCGAGGAGTTCTTCGGCTGTGAGCTTGACTCGCTCGACATCGATGAGGTATCGCAGGTTGGTGTGGGGTTGGTAGAGCCACCATTGGATTCCCCAGAACTGTGACGGCGATGGGTCAACCGTGATGATGGATATTACGGGTGGTCCTAGTCCTTCTGGGATTTGTCCTGGGAGTCTGTCGTTGTCGATGCAGCCTTGGTAGAGAACACCGTCTGGTCCTAGCCCGCCTGTTATCCAAACACGGGAAATGAGGTTGGTGTCGTCTCCGTCGTCTTCTTGTTGGTAGACAACTTTGAAGGTTCGCGGGTTTGAGTAGCGAATATAGGACAAATCTTTCCAAGACAGACGTTGTGGGTCTAGGAGTGGTCCTTCTGGGTACGGTTTTGCGTCATAACGGCGCGATGCTGGACCTGTATCTAGTTCTTCGTAGTATGCCTTGTACACAATGTGCTTGTATTTCTGGCTTTTGGATGGTTCTGTGGCTGCTAGTGACTCTGGGGTGGTCATGTCCATGCCGTCATAGTCGGCTTCGTCGATGTCGTAGGAGATTTTGTTGAGGCAGTGGGCGTATAGGTCGCCTGTTCCTAGTCTTTGCCCTACAACAGCTAGTAGTCCTGCGGGGTCTACACGGGCTTCGGCTACTTGGTCCCAGCGTTCGAGCATTTTGTCACGGGTTGCACCTTCACGGGCGTTGTCTACGGACGCTACGTCGTCGAAGAGGCATAGGTCGGCGCGGTGTCCGATGTATTCTGAGTCAATTCCGTATGCGCGGACGGTTGGTTCTTTGTTGTCTAGCCCGTTTCCGTCTAGTTGTTCTACTACGAACTCTTCTGCACGCCATAGTGCGCCTTTGTCGGAGGGTTTGAACCTGCCGTAGTCGATGGATAGGCAACCAATTGCGTCTACTGCTAATCCTTTTTTGACTATTTCTGGGTCTGGGTGGATTGGTTGTGGGCGTTCTAAGGTTTCGCGGATGCGTCGTGAGTATTGTTTTGCCATTGCTTGGGAGATTGAGCCAATCATGACGCGGATTGCACGGTTGCGTACGATTGCCCATACGGCAACATCGTGAAACAGGGTGGATTTGCCTGCGCCTGGTGGGACGTTGAGTACCACAAATTCTTTTTCGGGGTGTTCTAATAGTTCTACGAGGGTTACTGCGGCTTCTACTTGCCATGGGGACGGTACACGACCCAGGTAGTAGCGGCGGAAGAAGTCGAAGTCTTCTAGTCCGCGTTGTGCTTCTGGGCAGAGTCGTCCTAGTGGGATGGCTGGGGGTAGGTTGGTGGCTTCGTCTAGGTCTTGTTCGTATTGTTTGTGTTGTACGCCGCCGCCTTTGCCACGGACACGGGTTGCTTCTAGTACTGCTTGGTCTAGTTTTGCTTTGGCTGCTTTGGATTTGGCTAACCAGTTTGAGCCTGTGTTGATGTGTACGCCTGCGATGCGTGAGGCTTCGGTGATTGATGAGCCTGCTGCTATGGCTGCGAAGAATCTGGCTTTGTCTTCTGGTGCGACTTTGCGTTTAGTTCCCATGTGGGGAATACCTTAGACGACTGATGGATTATTTTTTGCGCGGGCTGCCAATTTTTTGGCTTCGGCTTTGGTCATCATTTTTTCTACGATGTTTGGTTCTACTTTTGCGCCAGCTTTTTTAAGTTCTGCTCTTAATGCTGCTTGTACTTCTCCAGGTGTTTTTCCTCGTAGCGTGACTTCTCCTGCTACTTTTGCTGGTGATTTAGAACTTGTTGCTACTGATGGTGGGAACTGGATGATTGGTCGACCTGATTCAGTGAACTGTGGTGTTACTGGCTTCTTTGGGTAGATAGGCAAGTCTGTAGTTGCTTTTGGTGTTTTGATTACATAAAGCGAACCGCCACCTTGTGGTATTTGACCGCGGCTGGTCCCTACCCATGAGCTTCCTTCGGCATATCCTGTTGTTACGCTTTGGGTTGAACCTTGCACGTTGAGTGGAACGTCGGTTCGCATACCGAATACTCTGGCTTCGTTTGGCATTGCGCGTGACAAGCTTGGTTTGATTTCGTTTAAACCGCGAACTGGGGAGCCGTGTACAAGAACGGTTTGTCCAGTGATTTTGTTTCCGATTCGCGCAGGGATTCCTGAGTTGGCTGCGGCGTTGATTCCTGCTTGTATGCCTTTGCCTGCTACATATGCTGTGCCTGTGATGGCTGCGTCGAGTGCAGCTGATTTGGATAATGCGGTTAGGGATTGGCGGTCACGGTTGACTGCTGCACCTAACGCTTTGCGGGTTGTGTTGGCGTAAGGGTTGAGATAGGTGTTGGCGAGGGATATGCCTTGTCCTAGGGTGCGTAGTCCTTGGTCGCCTGGGGTTAACGGTTGTGTTTGTCCTGCGGCGGTTCTGCCTGATGCGACGATGCCTGATGCCCAGTTGACTACATCGGATGGTGATGGTAGGTCTAAACCTTTTGGTTTGTCTGCTACTGATTGTTTGTAGGAGGCTAGTGACCCTGAGTAGTCTGGGCGTTTAGGTTTCGGAGCCATTGTTTATGCTCGTCTTGTCGTAGCTGGTGGTGCTTTAGAAATTTTTCCGCCAGCCTTTTTAATTTTCGACAAAAGTTCTTTTTCAATAATGTCAAAAGGTTTATTTTGCATGGCAATAGAATCTACAACTTTAAGAGGGGTCGAACCAGCGTATGAACCAGGAAGTGTTGTAACACCTTTTGGAACCAAATTTTTTGCTGGTGCTGTTCCAGTCTTTTTTACTTTGGTTATATATATGGTTGCGTCGTCGGCTATTTTTGAATCAACCTTTGTGTAAACAGAAACGTCGTATCGTAGTCTACGGACATCTTTTAGTTCGTTGGGTTTGTAACCAAAAACGGCTGCTTTGCCTGGGTATTCATTTGAAATAACGTTGTTAGAAACAAATGGTTTAATTTCTTTTAGCCCTTTTACTGGGGAGCCATGGACCAGGACTGTTTCGCCCTTGATAATGTTTGATACTCGTGCTGGAATTCCTGAGTTAATTGCAGATTTGATTCCCAGTCCCACACCTTTTGCA